TGATCGAACTTTCTAGCTTTATGAGAATCAGACATTCTCTTTTTTACATCTTTTCTTACTTTATAACCTATTGCTTTTTGTCTAATCTTATCTTTAGTTTCTTCTGAATGAAATCTGCCAAATGTGCCATCTCCACCTAATGTTAAATTATACCCCTTATCTCGATTATACGAATCAAATTCTTTGATCCAATATATTTCACGTTCTTTAAGGAAATCATAATCTGCATCTTCTATTATCTCTATTACTTCTACCTGAAAATTGTCTTCGCCATATTTATGTATGGCATTATGAATAGGGAACTCGGGTCTACACCTAGCATCAGAACAATGTTTGCTCCATCTAACTGTAGTCCCTTGATTGGTAATCCCAATATATATTTTCCCATTCTTTTTATTTGTAATTTTGTAAACTTCTAATTTCATAATGTATAATATTAATTATACTATAGTATACGAAAGTTGTTTTAAAAGGTTACGCTATATCGCATTTAATTCTTAACTAATCTGCTATTCCGCATCACATACGAGCTCGCCTGAGGTTGTAGGATCGTTAAGCATTACTCCTTGTTCTGACAAGAAATTAACACTATAACCATCTTTAGCGTTAGCCCTAAGTGTATTAATACTCTTAGCATGACCTTGTCCAGGAGCAACCGCACCAGCAACATGCCACATAACCATCTCACGGTCTTTACGAACTACCTTACGTAGGTTAGCTTCTCCATCTCTCATACCGAAATCGACGAATGTCATTCTATATGATTCGAGGGGCTTACCAGTAATAGGATGTGTTTTCCTATTGTGAATAAGATTGTCATAAAGTGGGAAATGCTTAAGAGTAAGTTCAATACCATTAAGTCCTTTATAGGTTGTAAATTGTCCACCTAATGCTAAGTTCTGACCACTTCCAGTAACAAAGTTACTTGCGATCAAAGTATAACCAGAGGCTTTTTCTCTAAGTACCCTATCAAATTCACGCATACCCATTTCTCCAGTAAGAGCTAAGAACTTACGTTCGCCCATACCTAAGATGTTGTATGAAAGATCTGACATAAAAGTATCTAAAAGATCAATTGTTAAGGTTGTATAATTACGTCTGTTAGCAGGAGCTATTTGTTGTAATAGACCAGCACCAATATAAACTGGGCGACCATTAGTTCCTAATAGACTAACTGTACCATCAGTGTTAGCATTATACTGTGCATACATTGTTTGATAGTCAATTCTTTCGTACCATTGACGCATAGCAGTCCACTCTTGGTATGTTGACCAAAGATCAGTTTGCTTTTTTGTTTTTGGATCACGAAGTGAAACAACCATTACAGATGAATATGCATCACCAGTAATATCATAAGTCAGACGCATTGTAGTAAGATGATTTCTCAATCTAAATGGTGTCTGATAGTTAACGATGTCAGCTTCTTCACTGTACTCTTCATAAGCACTACCTGCCCTACTTACCTCAGACCCTACGGCCAAAAGTGAAGGTGGAATGTATGAGCTAGCTTGTCCATCGGCTAAAGTTACAGTATAAACCCACTCGTTACCATCTTGGTAAGGTGAACCATCAACTCTAACTTGATATTCTTTATCGTCAAATTCAAGAATAGTACCTGGGCCGAACCATTTTTCAGCTAACCATAATTGAATTGGAGTATTGTTTAATCCAGGAACATCGGTTGATGCAATACTATTGCCTTGCCATTTAGCGGCTCTTATTGCTACAGCTTTGTCATGTTCGATCATGACATCCCATTCGTAGAATCTACTTGTGATAGTTTCTACTCTACCCATACCGTTGGTGATGAAGTCGACTATATTGCCTTGATCATATCTACCAAAAATATATGATAATACAGGAGACATTTTATGTCTATCCGCCATCAACGTGTTCATAATTGTATTCTCATCTAAAAGATCAGAATGCCATTTAGTTCTATAAATGACTAAATTATTCAGAACGTTATTGTCCATATTATTTAAATTTTAATTTATATTATTTTAATTTTTTCCCAGCAATAAGCTACTAATTTGTCCTAGATCACGGATTGCTCCGGTACTAGATTTTTCTGCTGATCCTTGTTGTCGTTTTCCTTTTCTGCTCTTAAATGTCTGTTGGACTTTCTTCAACGCCTCAGAAGCAGCTTTGTCTTGTGCTTTTTTAATGAGAGATTCGCCATTTTTAGTAAAGAAAGCAGACTCAACTAGGTTACGGGTGTTAGCCATATATTCTCTTTGATAATCTGTTTTGCCATCTTTACCTGGCTTAAACAAGTAATCCTTTAATAAGGATCTATCCTGTTTAGTTAATTTGATGCCACGTATATCTGACATCTCATCTATAGTAGTTTCTACGTTTTGTACAAATTCACGTTGGTTATTTATAGAAGTCTCCTTTAACGTTTTTTGTTCTTCTAATAGCCTTACTTGTTTCTCAGTGTTATATTCTTTTAATAGTTCCAAAGCTTCTAATGCTTCATCTTCTAATACACCTGCTGTGTCATATCGTTCTATTCTAGTATCTATCGTAGCATCCTTATACCCTTTTGTCTTCATGTGCTCTCTTAATACAGCTTTCTGATTAGACTCAACTTCCATATCTACTGTTTCAGCATCTATGTTTCCACTAAATACTTCACGATAGAAGTTCTTAAGGTTTCCACCATTCCTTACAAACTCATCATATGAAGCTACTTCATCGTTAGCATACTGTGGTTTAGAACCTTCTTCTACTATATCGCTTAAGTATTTTACTATATCGTCTACAGATTCTACTTTAGAATCACCAAACTCTATACCGTGATCTTCTTCAAACTTAGTTCTTAGAAATGAAGCCATGTCTTTCTCTAACTCAGGATCGTCACCAATCTCGTCGGCTTCGTCCTTATCAGCTGTTTCATCATCATCATCTGTTTCATCTACATCTTCGCCAGTATCTTCTTCAGTATCATCACTCTCATCTTCAATGATTTCCTCATCAGTCTCGTCCTCGTCTTTAACTGCCTCTTCATTTAATTTTTTTGTGTCTATAAATTGGTCTATGTCTTCGGGATTAACGAAGTCATGTTCGCTATCACCTGTTGATTTTCCTCCTCCTGGACTTAACATATCTGATATTAAATCAAATCCGCCCAGGGATACATTATCTTTATCCATGATTATTTAGTTTTAGTAGGCGTTTTATTTGCCTGTGTTCTTTTAATTTTCAATTCTTCTTGTTTTTGCTTCTCAGCTACTCTATTCTTTCTAATATCCTCATTAATCTGTCTCTGCTTTATAGCGGAATCTGATCTCTGTTTATCAGCTTGAATATCTACTTTTTGCTGGTCCAATCTATCTGCGATACCATTATCATTTTCATCAGTATCATCGGCCATACTAGCCATACTTTGTTCAGCACTAATTAACGCTACCTCAATTGCTGTCTCTGCTTTCCTAACTGAATCTTCTTCTTTAATACGAAGTTCTTCTGTTTGTAATTTCAGTTGCATTTGTTCTGCTGCTTGTTGTGCTTCTTGTTGTGCCTTCTGCATTTCTGCTTTAGCTACTTCTACTTCGTTTAATTTATCCTTAATCTCACTGATATTATCAGATAACAATATTTCTGTGACTTGTAATAAGGAAGCCCCATTCTGCATTGCAGGTTGTAGTAAATTCTTAAGTGCCTGAATGTTTTGTTGTTCTTCAGATGAATCTGTTACAAAAATATCATAGTCAGAATATAAGAAATCATCTGCTAAATCAATGAACTTTCTAGTTCCATCTTTCAAGAAATAATGTAAACTTTTCTGTCCTGAATTAGCCCATGCTGACTTACTACAATTAAGTAAATTAGTATAAGTGTTCTTCTTAACCATATTATGAACCCAGAATAAAGGTTCTGTTATGTGAGATGACTGAGTCACTTCACGTTCCACATTACCCACTAGTTCTGCATGGTGAATCTGTCCTTGTCTAGCTTTAGATATACCTGATAGTTCACCTATCATCTCCTCAACCTTACTGATTAATTCGATATACCCGCCTATAACATTAGACATAGTTAAGTCCATTGCATTCATTTGATTAAATGATGCTGGCTTACCACCTTCTCTACCAGGAATATCCCATTCTTCTTCGTATGGATTTATAAAGTTAACTCCACTAGATGTTAGATAATGCATCCATTGATGGACATCAACACCCATAGATTTAGGTATCTGAGTAATATCCATATTAATTATCTTACCTTTATCTCTAGCCAATGCTAGTTCTAATCGATACCATAATATAATATACATATACTGTAAAGGCTTCATAATAGCAACTAATGATTTAGATTTACTATTAGTGTTATTATAGACTGCTCCAGTGTATGGTAGTTTGTCTGCATTTGGATTATCTACAGATATACTTTGATACTCTAAAGGTTCTATACCAATATAAATATCTTCGTGTATTCTATATCCTTCCCATATCTCTATGATCCAATCCCATTCTATATTCTCATCTGGATCAGCCTTATAAGACTCATCTACATAATCAGTTTGTTCTTCACCATTCTCATCTACATACTGTAAGAAACCTACCTTTTTATAGGATCTCCATACAACATGACTAACAGGAACAGTAAAACTATTCGATGTTTCCTCGTCTGTAAACACCTTATCTGTCATCTTTTCTTTAAATACAATGGATGAATTATTAACAGAATCAGCACCTTTACTAGTACTAGCATCACCGTTAATCAAACCTAGAAGTCTATCTAAGTCCTTACTCTCCATTAGATCGAAGAATCTATCATATACAGCTGAAGGAGTCATGTCTACACTACGTAGAAACCATTCTCTATCCTCTATAAATTCTGTATCAGAATCCCTATCGTAATCACATTCAAGTGGATTAACTCGTTCCATATGAGGACCACCATTAACTACTCCTGTGTAATAGATCTCTTCTCCAGCAATGATCGCATCTTTAAATCCTTTGAAGAACTGATGTGTCATCTGTAGTTTCTGTTCTAAGTATTCTAACGTATTAACAGCACTTTGCTCTGCGATACTTTTATATGATTTACTCATATATGTCTGCATCTCCTTAAGAGTCATTTGCTGAGATTTGTCTGGTTGAGGTGGTGGTGCTTGTCCTTCTTGAGGTTGCTGACCTTGGCCCTGCATCATCTCAGGAGAAATACCTGCCTCATCTAATATATACTGAAGTAACAACTCCTTGGCTTTCTCTTGAGTCTGAGTTATCGCTTCATAATTAGTTTGTATGATCTTTATATTATTAGGTCTTTTTGTTTCTTCTCCAAGTAACAAGTCAACCTTAGGTTTAATAATGTTAAAGTTCTGTATAGCTGCTGGAAATCCGTCTTCCACATCATATGGATTTGTAACGTATTTCAAATCATCTATATCAAATTCACTATTATATAACCCATAATATAACTTCAGGTTTGTTTTTCTGTCTATACCTGTAGTACCACTCTTTCCAATAAATGCATCTACACATGCTTCTTTCCATTCTTGATCTTTCTTGGACATGCTTAGCTTCTGAATAGGAATCGTGTTATTATAAGTGTTCCCGTCTCTTTTCATTAATTCATAAATTTGTTAATAAATAATGGTTCCTCAAATAATTTTGCACGAACCTTTTCCTTTTTCTCTTTGACAATACTATGATACAATTCTTCCTTATATATCATTATCATCATAAATGCCATACAGTTATGTACTGCAATATTTGAAGCTACATATGAATTATCATCTTCAACTTCAAAGTTATATACTTCCTCGTTTCCTATTGTTTCATTTAACAATTTAATAGGGGTCCAAAAACCTTCTTCTGTTTCATACTGATAATTTTTTTCTATCAGATTAACTTCTTCTACTTCTTTAAACTTTAAAGAATATTTTGCTATCTTATTGATATATTTTCTACTTATCAACAAACCATATTGATCTTGATGTTCTTTAAATCTAGCAGGGAGGTGTCTAATAGATGACCATATTCCATTATCTATTCCGATCTGTCTAATTTGTTTTATTAGTTTTTCATATATGCCAGATGCTTCTATTGTCTCTCTTTTATATCCGTCGTAATTAGCGTTCTTTTTTTGATGACCATCTCCTTCTAAAAAACCAACCATTAACATTAAGGCGTTAGGAGCAGAATAGACTTCCTCCCCTAATTCTTTTTTATTAGATACTCCTCCGCTTCTTTCTAATAATCTAGATAATGCTTCAGATCCTTTTCTAACTATTATATAATTATCCTTTTCTATTATACTAGCTCCTTTAAATGAATATTGTCTATTATTATAAAGTTTCCCCTCTTGTTCACCATATCTATTCAATATTGATTTTAATTTAAGAGCCATCTCCATTTGGTCATTTTGTAAACAAAAACTAATTTGATTTCCTTTTACATATCCATCTGATACATACCATCCTATCAAATACATTAAATCGTCATCGTAGTAATATTTAGTAGGCCAATTTAACCCTTCTCCTAATTTTCTCTTTGGTTGTAATACAAACTGATATTTATTATTGAGATCTTTAGCTTCAACGAAATCAATATTATCAAGTGATTTTATTCTATTATTATGTTTCTTAAGACTAGTAGTAGCAGCATAAATAGGATGATTATCAGTAACTTTCAATGTTTCATAATTACCAATTATTTTAAATTCTAATATATTCCTATTAGTAACATGTTTATCTAAAGCAGTAACTCTTTTAAAGTTACCTTTGTGTGTTAAAACCAGATCCTTTTCTTTAATGTCTTCTACCTTTTTAAATCCATCTTTTGTAGAGATAGGTATTCCTTTCACTAAACATCTATCAAAGTTTCCTTCTGGATTATAAGATATTAACTCTTCCAATAACGGTTCTGAAAATATCTTAGTCAGGTTTTGTTTTCCTTCATCGTACTCTTCTATGAGCCACGATTTAATTAATCTTTCTCCCCATGCCTTGATCTCCTTTGTCATGTGGATTCCTTTTCCTCTGGCAACATTACTATTAGTAACAATATCTCTGATTATATCAGGTTGATCTGCTAGTAAATACTCACAATGTTTATGAGAAAAGTAGGAGAATAATCCTTTCTTCTCATTTTCATATAGTATCTTTCCATTATAATACATTGACAATTTACGAACTATTTCGTAGAAATCATCAGCTGTCTCTGGTCTACCTGTATACTCTGCTACTGGTAAATCATAATATTGTTCAAAGCCTTGAAACCTTTTATATACAAATACAGATCCTAGTGAAGTAGTAGTTGATTGGTCATGATCGTAAGGATCGCAGTTGTGACCCGTGCAGTACTGACTAATGAAAGTGTGAGTTTCGCAATCAAAGTTATAAACTACTCCAGTATATATATCCTCCTCTATATATTTAATTTTAATATAAATATAATCATCGTTATTTCCTATTATACAACTAGTATTCTGTCTTGGTTTTTGTAATAACTCTATTTCTCTAGCTACTCTTAATTTCCTACTATTATGATCTGTTTTATACTTGTCAGCTAACTTTTTTAGTTCTAATTTTCCTACTTGAAGAACATATGCTATTTTAGTCTTACCCACTTTATTTCCTATGTTATATTCTCCTTCGTTGTTACCTATATTAATTCTACTAACAATTCCTAAAGAAAATAAAATATCCTGTATATCATTCAATAAAGTTTTATTTATACTTTTAAATGATCCTCTTACAAGACTTCTATCTTTAAATACACTACCGTCTGAATCTAAATAACCCAATACTAACTGTAGTTTATATTTATGGGGAATGTATTTAACCCAATTTGAAATATATTTACCATTTGCATATTTTCCAAAATTATCTTCTAGAAATAAATATAATTGTTTAGATTCAAATTTATGAGTAGCACTACCATTTTGTAATTTATGACAAGGTTTTCTATTAAATAATGTAGTAACTATATTTTTATATTTATATAAATATTCTTTTTCATTAATTCCAAATGAATTATATATGGTATAATTTTTACCTTGATTATGATTAAAACCATCTCCCAACCAATGACCAACAAACCACCAAAAATTTTCATCAAACATAGGATTGTCTATAGTTGGAGTATGTACGTGTTCATAATTATTCCATATATTAAAGTCTATTTTTCTCTCTTCTTTATAAACATTTGGATATTTAGTCCACATTCCTTCTTTTGCATCTTTTGCTTTAATAAAATCATATTCTCCATCTATCTGTTCAGACAAATAAAGAGGATGTTCTTGTGTATACGTAGTAGGTCTATCTACACCGCTCATATGTACTTTATATATAGGTTCGTCCTTTTTATCATACTTAAGAAAAGTATTTATAGAAACTTCTTTTCCTTCCTTATTTATAAGTTTATCCTCTGATGTCACATCCTCAACGCTCATCAACCCTTTATTAGTTACTACTTGTTCTCCTGGTAAAAGACATCCGAGTACATATAAACCGTAAGGCTTCTCTTCTGGTGGGTGTTCCCATATTACAATCTGTCCATCTAAATCTTGATCCTTATCTAATCTGTAAGTACAAATATCTTTAGGTCTAGCTGCTGGACTCCAGTCTATTCCACCATCTTTATTAAACGTTAGGTCACCAGCTTGTTTAAATGATGACAATGCTTTGTTGTTTTTTATTTCAGATAAGTGCCTAATCAATTCCTTCTTAGGGAATATATTACCTGTTAATTGTAATGTTGCTTCCTCAGGAGTAAATGGACGTTCGGCAATATACATATCAATAGATCTCCTATCACTTGCTTCTGCTACCTTAGCTCTATCTATCAGAGCGTGTCTAATAGTCCTAGCTATAAATGAATTACCATCCTTGTCCATGAACGGTTGTCCTTCAGCGTTAGCGCCTGACATGTTAGCGTACCAAGGTACAAAGAAACCACATGGTTTATCTGGATTACCCTCGTCCCATATGTTTCTTATAGGTAATGTATTATATACATTTGGTTCATAAAACAAATCCTTCAATCCTTCATAATCAGATCCTAAGGTACCACCTGTACCAAACGCTATCATTAATCCGAATGCTAAAGACCCATCTTCTACAGACGGTCTAGCTATTTGCCATGCCTGCTTTAAGTTAGGAAACTTACCTGCTTCCTCCCATAGTATAAGTTTACCCCTCTTACCACGAGCCTTCTGTGGATCATTTGAGAGTGATACTCCCATTATCTCAGATCCCCAACCAGCTTCAATCTTAACTCCACTATCACCATCTTCATATATAAACGAAGCTCTCTTATGAGTAGCCCGGTCTATCTTTTGTCTACGCTTACCCCAAGCAGTATATCTATCTATAAAGGACATCATGTCCCATGCTTTAGTAAGTAGACCATCCTTAGTTAAGAACTCTAATCCAGATGCCATTGCATATGATTTAGAACCTGGTATACAATAGAAGTTTCTATTTAACATAGATGCTCCCTTGAATGAATAACCAGCTCCCCTTTTCTTTATAACAACTAAGTGAGTACCTCTTCTCTCTGCTTCTTCAACAGCATTAAAGTACTCCCAGTCATAATCATAGAAGTCAGGGAACGACTCTACCCTTGAAATAGACTGTCTACTCTTACCTTTTATATCTACTATAGTATCTTCTTTAGTCACTTGAATCCTACTATAGTTCAAATAAAAGTAGAAGTATCCACTTATATAATCACCATCTTCAGCATGGAATCCATATATACATCGTTTCAGTTCATTATCCCAGTACTTCTTATACTCAGTAGTTCCTCTTGGAGCAGCTGTATAAAAACCATTCTTATTAAAGAATAAAGCGGCTTGTCTAAACTTATGAGAATCATTTAATCTTTTAGTATGTACTTCGTGGTGATTACTCATCGTACTTAAAATTAATATCGGGCAGTTCGTAATCTCCTATCTCTCCACCGCCGCGTATCTTACCAGAAGAAGTTTGTTCTTCTTGTACTTGCTTTTCTAATGCAGCTAAACTCTTTACTATATTTCCAATCTCTTTCAAGTTACTAGATACATCTCTAGCTGAATAAACTGGTTTCCCATAATTATCCTTCTCAGAGAAGTCTACAGTATCAAAGTATTCTGACAATTGGTCTGTTGCTTTCTTAGCTGAACGTAATAATCTAACAGATACAGTCTCTTGAATCTCTCTGTACTTCTTTATTGCAGCTATAACGTCTTCGTCTAATTCATAGTCTTCGTCTGCAAAACAGTCCTTCTTTAATACTTTTACTTTATCTTCTTCGGAATAGTTCCGATATGGATTTTCAAGTGAACTATCACATAAGAAAGTGACATACGAAATTGCATTGTATGACTCCTTTTTATCTTCTGTTTTGTCCTTCTCCCATATCTTTTTGAATTCCGGTATCGCTAATGAGGAAGCTTTCAATTGAATCTTCCCTGCATCTATATCAAAAATTTTCATCTATATATAATAGGTTTATAAAACAAAACCCCGACAAAAATGCCGAGGCTTTATATTAAAAACGTTAATAAATATTATGATGTTACACTATTTGCTATAATAATCAAATAACTAAGATTTAATGCTATAGCTTTCCCACTCTTTCCATATTAATTCTAACTTCTCATAATCTTTAGTTTCAACCGCTAAATCTATTATTTTCTTAGCGGAATCAAAGTTTATTAATTGAAAACCTAAGATAGTAGTCATCATGACAGCTACGTCCTCTATGCTGTTCAATAGTATAGCAGCCTTCTTCTCATACCTATACTTCTTACTTTTGAGATGTTTATGCACAAATGCACCAAAGTATCTTATTCGTATAGGTCTATCATCTGATAAGTCTGACATCTTAGCTTTAGCAAACTTCATAGGGTAATTAACAACTGTTTTAATAATACGTTGATCTAAATCCTTGTCCTTTGCTATATCTCTAATCAATTTGTCTTGTTCTAACATATCTAACTTTCATCTTCTATCTCCAATATAAAGTTAATCTCTGCTACTTCATTGCCTGTTTCATCTATAATAAGAGTAGGGAATATAGAAGGTATGATTTCATACCCACTATGTTCATTCTTAATTACAAGATGTTTTTCCTTTAGATCAGAGATGTATTTAGATAGATTGTTTTTGTTAATAAGAGTTTCATTCATTATAGCCCTTCTACTATCAGTAGATATTATATTCTTATAATCATTACTCGTCTTAGGTGTCCAATCCCTGTCTATCTTCATCAATAAAGCCAATACATCTAAGTGCCTAGGTGGCAATTGAAGTAATCCATTCAAGATATTGATATGTTCTCGTATGAGATTATTCTCCTTTATCTTCTTTTTCCAATTCATTCGGAACCTCCTTTTGTGTATCTTCTACTACAGTTGCTTCATCTACATCTTTCATTTCTTTCTTAGCTGATTCTGTAAAGAACAACTTCATAGTATTCTTACATCTACCACACACTAATGTCCAGTTATGTTTATCAGTAGTAGGTAGTGTTATCTGTATACCTCCTTTTACATCCTTCTCTAGTACTTCTCTATGTCCACATCTATTACATTCAAATGTAAGATGTCCATATTCAAACTCTCTATAATCCGAAGCTTTACCTGGATCAAAGTCTCTTTTTGCTTCACCTACTGGTTCAGCTGTTTCATCACCTGAAACCTCAATATCATCAGCATCTACTTCATCAGGTACTATCTCTAATACTGATTTAGGTTCTGATTCTGGTTCTGTCTCTGGTGGCATTGCATCACCAACAGCATCTTCTGCTGTCATTGGTTGCTCTACTATTTCCTCTACAGGAGTTTCTTTAGTCTCTTTTTTCTTCATTGCTTTCTTCATTAAATTTAATTTCTAATTGTTTTGGTGTGAAATACTCTCTTATATATTTCATATATAATTCATGACTATCTCTAGAATACAGTTCTTTTCTATCCATTAGAATCCCATTCCTTTATCTTTCTCATCTTCAGGGAAAGTATTAATACTCAATCGTTCTCTTTTAAATAATCTAATACCCAAATATAAATAACTTATTTACAATGGTCTGTCTAGTTACAACTCCTTTATCAGGATCCTTACTAGTTAGCGCTGTATCTGCTTTATAATATCTTCTAATCATCCTCTAGTACGCACATCTCATGTACGGTTTTATTTGCTACGTTAATACTTACATACAGTCCTGTTAAACTACAAAAAGTGAGTATCTCTACTAATCACTCACCATATAAGTTGTCTTATAAGGACAATCAGCACAGCTTTCTGCTGTTAGTTTAAGTTTCTTTCCCATAATTAATCTACTGTTACTGTTAATTCACCATGCATACTATAGTAACCAATGTCATCTTCAAAATATTCTATACCAGATGTTTCAGTTGCATCTATATACTTAGCATTTTTACCTCCATAACCATTCCATTGTAAATTCAAATGAGGTTTCTTACAAGGCTTATATGCCACATATACTTTCTCTCTTTTATTTCCCATACTACAGTATACGTACCCAGTAGTAGAAGGTTACATTAAACACATAACAAAT